GGGTGTTGATAGTCAATGACGAACTGCCATCAAATATCAGGCAAACGCCTACGCATGCTGATTTGCTGAAATTCGATACCGGTGATGGTGGCGAATACATGTGTGTGGAGATGCCATGAAACCCCGCCTCTGGTTCTACAAAGGCCTATGGCACTGCTCAAGCCAGCATGAGGAGTGCATGCGCATGGGGCTGGGATATACGCCACTTGATGCTTACCGGGACTGGGAGGCGATGTGACTAATAAGCTGATCGGCGAGAAGTTTGGACGTCTCCACGTCATCGCTCTGAGTGAAAGGCGTGATAGTGGCAAGCTCATGTGGGAATGTAAGTGTGAGTGCGGCAGTGCTTGCACGGTGCGCGGAACTCATTTGATGCAGGGTAGAACAGTATCTTGCGGATGCTATCGAGATGAAGAGACTTCTCGGCGAAGCAAGACGCACGGGCTGAGCAAAGCCAGGCCCTACCGAATTTGGCGGGACATGATAAATCGCTGTCATTACGAAAAATACCCCGAGCGTCATTTATATGGCGGTCGTGGGATTGAGGTCTGTATCCGTTGGAGAAATTCATTCGAGGCATTTATTGAGGACATGGGCATCCCCGACGCTGGAATGTCAATCGATAGGGTGGACAACAACGGAAATTATGAGCCCGGGAATTGCCGATGGGCTACTGCGAAAGAGCAGGCAAATAACAGGCGAGCACCAAATGGACGATAAAAAATTGTTTGTCTTATCTCATGCGCAGGCGCGCTCCCGTGCTGTGGATTGCGTTCGCGACTGTCCAGACGGTTGGACCGTAAAAGTTCTTCCGCCAATCAGAAGCCTTGATGCCAACGCCGCCATGTGGCCGATTCTGGAGGCTTTCAGCAAGCAATTGAAATGGCCGGTAAACGGCCAGATGGTACGCATGGAGCCCGAGGAATGGAAAGACGTACTCACGGCCGCATTCAAGCGGGAAACCTCGCGCCTGGCGATGGGGCTGGACGGCGGGGTTGTGATGCTGGGCATGCGCACCTCAAAGATGCCAAAGGCCCAGTTCAGTGAATTGCTGGAATTTTTACATGCCACCGCTGCGGCTCGCGGTGTGAAAGTTTACGAGCAGGAATTTGCATAAGACGATACCCAGCGGCCGGGGTATGTCGGCGCACAACAGGAGAAGAAGATGAGCGGAGATAACAGATCAGTAGCAACAGACGCCCTTGAAACGCTGGGCTCAGTTTTGGTTGATGGCGTTGCCCGGGATGCAATCCATTTGGCGGTAGAGCCGGCAATCGCCGGGCAATTCCTTCGTGCCGGCGACCACATCGGGCTTCGTGACGGCATGGCCTATACCGGCGACGTAAAACATTTGGGCATCGTTGACCCCTTCCTGAATACCACCTTGAGCAAGGGGGACAAGTTCTGGCTCGTGGTCTATCCGCGCCAGATCACCTCCTTGCGGCATGTGTGGGCACATCCAGATTTTCCAGACTCCCTGGAGGTGACCGCGATCAAGGCCTCCCCCTCTAACGCAGCCGAGGCCCTCATTCGCGCTATGGCTGAAGACATGGGCTTGTCTTACGGCGCCTTGATTGAGTACGGACGCAGCCATGCCAAGGGCTGGGATGACGGCTATGTTACGCAATTTGGGGGAGAAGACTGGCGTGACGGTTTTAACGCTGGAACCTTCTGGCCGGCCTTTGAAAAAATCACCGGAACTGTCGTGCCAGAAGACAAGAAGGACCACTTCTTTTCGTGCAGCTGCTAACTCTGCCCCACCTCTACCGCTAGAAATGCTTAACAAGGGGCTTGCAACGTGGTCGGGAATAACTAAAAAGGACTGGAAATGAGCACAACACCTTCAATTCATCGAGAAGTATTTGACTTGATTTGTGATGATCGAATCGGCTATGGCATGAGCCGGACGGTTTGGACAAGCAAGCTCTTGCCGGATTGCGTGGTCAAGGTGGAGGAGGATGCTGGCAAGTTTCAAAACGTCATTGAGTGGGAAACCTGGCAACGCGTCAAGGACACGGCATATTCACGCTGGTTCGCGGCCTGTCGTTGGATAAGTCCAAACGGCTCAGTCCTAATCATGGAGCGAACAAGACCACCAGCCCCAAAGGAGTTTGTCACCCATCTACCAGCGTTCCTGTGCGACTTCAAGAGGACCAATTACGGGATGTTGTCGCCTGGGCCAAAAAGGACCGGCCGGAAGGACTTTCTGGTGTGCCACGACTACGGCACGCACCTAATGTTTGAGAACGGCATGACAAAGCGGATGCGCAAGGCCGAGTGGTGGGACTCATGAAGGAGTCGGCCGGCGTCCTAAAAACCCTCATGGCGTTTCAGCCAGACCTGGTCCTGACCTGTCAACAACTGGCAGCAGCATGGGGAGAGCCGACAGCAGCAGGCCAGCACAAGGCCCGGATATATGCAATGCGCTACCGCGGGAAAAGGCTATTGGAGAGGGTCAACGCCCATCACAACCCCGCCGCCTACAAATTGACCCCTGCCGGCCTCCAATTGTTGGCGAGGTGGGCGGCAGAAGAGCAAAAAGTGATGACGCCGAAATGCCGCAGCGTGCCGGTAGAGGGGACCACGGCCCCGACAGGTCTGGTCAACTCGGTGTTTTCACTTTCTATACATTTGAATATATAGATTGAATTTCTAGGATAGATGCGTAATATGGATCAACCCCGAGGCCACCGTGAGCCCGATGCGGAGCCGGGACGGGCAATTCCCGGCAAGTTTCGCGAATACATCACCGTTCGGGTGGGATGTGAACGGCAGCGACCAGCCATCACGGTAAGTCCGATGGTCGCCCAAACACGAGAAAGAGCATGAGCCACTTGTCAATTCAAAAAGCCGCGAAATTCGCCGGTCTATTGGCCGTGCGTCTCCAGGATGCGGAGCTCGTCACTCGCCAAAGCGAGTATGAGCAGCGAACGGCCGCCAACAATGCCGAGCTCACCGCGCTCCTGGCTGTTCACAAAGAGGCTGGAACCGTTCCCACTGGCGAGGAGTTGCAGCGCTTTCCACCTCCTTGCGAAAGCCCAATGGAATCGCTCAGCCGGGAGATTTACGGGGAGATGGCTGTAAATGGCTAAGAAGGCACCAGAAAAGACAAAAGTAGGGCGCCCAAGCAAGTATCAGGACGGGTTTCCGGAACAGGCGCGTAAGCTGTGTTTGCTAGGCGCGACTGATCCTGAACTGGCCGATTTCTTCAATGTGAACGTGGATACGGTCCATGAATGGAAGAAGGTACATCCAGAATTTTCCGACGCCATAAAAAGCGGGAAGATGCAAGCCGACGCCGATGTTGCTGATCGTCTGTACCAGCGCGCCATGGGGTTTGAGCATCCAGAGGTGCATATTTCCAACTACCAGGGCGTTATTACGCAAACCCCCATCACCAAGATATACGCGCCAGACCCAACCGCGGCAATTTTTTGGTTGAAGAATCGCCAGCGCAGCAGTTGGCGTGACCGGCAAGACGTCGAACTGGCCGGGTCGGTTGCGCTCAAAGGGGCGGCGGTCATGTCTGACGAAGAGCTGATGAAGATTGCGGCCGGCAATGCTGGTAAGTCGTGAGCAGGCGGCCGAGGTCCTGCTGTACAGGCGCAAGGCCCGGGAAAGCCTAGAGGTCTTTGCATCAAGAGTCCCTATTCCCGGGGCTCCTACCGACGACGCCGATGAAAACGCCAGAATCCCGCTTATCGAGACGCAACAAGCGGAGCATCACCGGCTGATCATGCGCGAGATGCAGCAGTGCATGGAGACGCCTCATGGTCGGCTCATGATCATGGCTCCCCCGGGGTCTGCCAAGTCCACCTATGCCACTGTCGTGGCCCCTGCGTGGTTTCTGGGTCGCAAGCCTGGGCGGAAGGTCATTCTCGCCAGCTATGGCGGCGATTTGGCCCGAAAACATGGCAGACGCACACGTCAACTCTTGAGGGCGCAAGAGACCGAAGCCATTCTTGAATGCGGCATTGACCCGGAATCCCGGGCGGCCGATGAGTTTGCCCTGACCAATGGCAGTGAATATATGGCCTGCGGTATTTTGGGCGGCATCACTGGCAATCGAGCTCACGGCATCGTCATAGATGACCCAATCAAAGGGCGCCAAGAGGCCGACTCAGAGGTCACGCGAGACACTACCTTCTCGGCCTATGAGGACGACTTACTGACCCGGCTTATTCCGGGCGGCTGGGTGGTGATTATCAATACCCGTTGGCATGAAGACGATGTATCCGGGCGGATATTGCCTGAGGGATGGGCTGGCGAGTCTGGAGACATCCTTTGTCGGGATGGCAACACTTGGCGCGTGCTGTGCTTACAGGCCCGTTGCGAGACGGCATCCGATCCGCTGGGCCGGGAAATAGGTCAAATGCTCTGGCCCGAGTGGTTCGACGAAAAACACTGGGCGCAGTTCATGATGAACTTGCGTACTTGGACGAGCCTGTTTCAGCAACGGCCAGCGCCATCGGCTGGCATTTTGTTCCGTGAGGAGGACATGGGCGACTATGAAGTTGCCCCGTTGAATCTGCGGATTATTGGTGCGTCTGACTACGCCGTGACGCCTGACGGCGGGGATTGGACGGAGCACGGGATCATGGGGATAGCTCAAGACGGCTCGCTATATCTACTGGATTGGTGGCGCGGCCAGGTCGGGCCGGAGGTATGGATAGAGAAGAAGATTGACCTGATAAATAGGTGGAAGCCGTTGGCATGGTTTGGCGAGGTAGGGCCAATTCGCCGGGCAACCGAGGGGCGCATGAAGGCGCGCATGATAGAGCGCCAAGCTCCGTGCAGGTTGGAATGGCTACCTCATATTGGGGACAAGCCAACAAAGGCACAAAGCATCATTGCTACTGCCGGCATGGGGCGTTTGATGTGGCCTCGCGCCGCTTGGGTGCCGGAGTTGCAGCGGCAATGCCTGGTATTCCCGGCCGGATCACCTGATGACGGAGTGGATACGCTGGGAATGCTTGGCCGCGGCGCCGACTCACTGGGCGCCCATCGTCCCGCCTCTACGGCGACGGTTGTTCCCTCGGTCAACCACTTCAACAAGCGCCGATAAATATACAAAACGGCGTATAAGTCGTCCAATTAATATACTCGCGGCAATATAAAGGCCGCGCCATGTCCAAGACAAAAGAGGAGCGACTCGCTGACGTTCATGCCGAGGCGCTGCTTGAATTCAACCGAGCTTATAGCCCTCAACAAGAGGTGCGCTTGCAGTGCCTGCAAGATCGGCGCTTCGTCTCCATTCCCGGGGCTCAGTGGGAGGATTCCCTCCGTGAGCAGTTCGCCAACCGCCCACGGTTTGAGGTCAACAAGATCCACATGTCTGTCATGCGGATATTCAACGAATACCGCAACAACCGCGTGAGCGTGGACTTTCGGGCAAAGGACAACGGCGCAACGGAAGACGTTGCCGACATCATGGACGGCCTTTATCGGGCCGATGAGCAGGAATGCAACGCCCAGGAAGCCTATGACAACGCCTTCGATGAGGGCGTGTCTGGTGGCATGGGCGCCTGGCGGGTCCGGGCCAAGTACGAGGACGAGGAAGACGAAGAGGACGACAAGCAGCGCATTTGCATGGAGCCCATCTATGACGCTGACTCCTCGGTTTATTACGACGCCGACGCCAAGCGTCAAGACAAGCGGGACGCTACGCGATGCTGGGTGATTTCCAGCATGAGCCTCGCCGCATTCACCGAAGAGCACGGCGATGCATCCTCATTCCAGAAAGACGGAACGCTGGTTGAGTTCGATTGGTTCACGCCAGATGTTGCCTACATCGCCGAATACTACAGGGTAGAAGAAAAGAGAAAGACCTTGCTGGTTTACAGGTTCGTTCCGACCAAGGAAGAGGTGAAGGTCGAAGAGTCGGACGAGGACGAAATCGAAAGGCTCACAGCTCAGGGCTACATCCTGGCGCGGCGCAAGAAGATCACGACCAAGCGCGTCCATAAATACATCATGTCCGGTGACCGAATCCTTGAGGATTGCGGGTATATCGCCGGCAAGTGCATCCCCATCATCCCGTTCTACGGCAAACGCGCCTTTGTCGATAACGTTGAACGCATTCAGGGTCATGTTCGCCTCACAACCGACCTCATGCGCCTGTACAACATGCTGATCAGCTTGTTGGCTGAAATCAGCGTTTACAGCCCGATTGAAAAGCCCATCTTCACGCCCGAACAGATGCAAGGGCATGAAAACGCCTGGTCGCGTGACAGCATTGACCGCCCGGCCTATCAGCTGATCAATGCGATTACCGGAATCGACGGCTCACCCATCCCGGCCGGTCCAATCGGCTACGTCAAGCCCCCGCAAATTCCCCAAGCGCTGGCCGCCTTGATGCAGCTGTGCAACGTGGACATGCAGGAGTTGCTGGGCGCCCAAGGTGGTGCAGAGGAGGTTGTCTCCAACATCAGCGCCAAGGCTGTTGAGTTGATTCAAACGCGCCTGGACATGCAGACCTTCATCTACATGGACAACTTTGCCAAGGCCATGAAACGCTGCGGCGAGGTCTGGAAGGGCATGGCCCAAGAGTTGTACGACGAAGAGAGCCGCGAAATGAAGACGGTGGGTGTAGACGGCAGCGAGGACACCATCGAGCTCATGAAGCCCGTCATGGAAGACGGGAAGACCACCAAAGAAAACGATTTGACGGCCGGCCGCTTCGATGTGGTCACGGACGTAGGCCCGAGCTTTGTCACCCGTCGAGATGGAACCGTCCGGGCTCTGTCCGGCGTTCTGCAGTACACGCAAGACCCGCAAGAGCGCGCAGCAATTACCGGCGTCATCTTCCAAAACCTTGACGGCGAAGGCTTGGGCGATCTGAAAGAGTGGAACCGCCGCCGCCTGATCAGCATGGGCGTCATCAAGCCCACCGATGAAGAGAAGGCCGAGCTCGACGCCGCGGCAGCAAATGCAGCGCCCGACCCGCAAGCGCAGTTCCTGGAAGCCGAAGCCGGCAAGTCGAGGGCCTTGGCTCAAAAGGCCGAAGCAGACACGACGGTTTCCCTGGCTAACGCCCAGAAGATTCAAGCCGAGACGGACAAGACGCAGGCGCAGACCAATGAAATCCTCAAGAAGATCGGCGCGCTGGATATCGATACGTTGCTCAAGCTGGTAGAGGCGCACAAGAGCAGCGCCGAGCCTGCTGCTTCACCGGTCGCGGCCTAACAATATATACAAAAGTAAATATAAATTTGATTTGTTATACGCAGATCAATATATTGCACCCAAGGTTACCGGAAGCCTTTTTCAATTCCGAGTTGATTGGGTCTTTACATGGCAGGAACCACCGAAGAGGAAGAACTGGTAGCCAAGCCGGGCGACGACGAAGAGCAGGAAACCGAGACGGGGACCGAGGCGCTCGACGACGAATCTGGCAATGGCGACGAAGAGCTAGTTGTTCAGATTGGTGAAGAGGAATCGCCTCCTCAGGAGAGAGAAGAAGCACCGCAATGGGTGAAGGATCTTCGCAAATCGCACCGCGAGGCGCTGAAAAAGATTCGTGAGCTTGAGGCTGTAAAGGGCGCACCAGCTGCGCCGCAAAAGCCAACGCTCCCGGCTCGACCGCAGCTCTCGGAGTTCGATTACGACGAGGAGAAATTCCAGGCCGCGATGGACAACTGGTACGCGAAGAAGTCAGAGATTGACAGCTTCGAAACGAACCAGAAGGCCGCGCAGCAGGAAGCGCAAAAGCAGGTAGAGGCAACGCATACCGCGTACCGAGAGTCAGCCAAGACCTTGAAGGTTAAAGACTTCAAGGAGGCAGAGGAAGAGGTTGTCACAACCCTCTCCCAGACGCAACAGGGCTTGATCCTTTCTGGTGCCGACAACGCGCCTTTGCTCGTGTATGCGCTTGGAAAGAACCCCAAGCGACTGGCTGAACTCGCCGCAATCAAAGACCCCGTGAAATTCGCTTTCGCGGCTGCAAAACTGGAGAAGGATTTGAAAACTTCGAACCGCCAAAGCGAGAAGCCCGCACCTGAGGCGCCCCTAAAAAACACGGGCGCGGCAGTCGTTGGCAGTAGCAAAACACTGGAGCGTTTGCGCGAGGAGGCCCAGAAGACCGGGGATATGTCCAAGGTCATGGCCTTCAAAAAGCAGATGCGGAAGTAATCAACTCGCATTGAAGAGGTATTCAAATGTCAAACGGTTTTAACAAAGAGGAAATCGTCGCTTTCGAGAATGTTCTTGAGGGCTTCGAAGACGAACTGATCTTGTCGCGCAACGTGTCCAAGTACACGACCGATCAGACAATGATGGAGCGCACGAACGATGTGATCTGGCGCCCACAGCCCTACATCGCGCAATCGCACGACGGCACTGACGCGACGGCCAACTTCGACGAGGCCACCCAACTCGCCGTACCGGCCACCATCGGCTACTCCAAGCATTCCACGGCCATTCTGACCGCGCTGGAACTGCGCGACGAACTGCAAGAAGGCCGTCTCGGCCAGGCTGCACGCCAGAAGCTTGCCTCTGACATCAACGTTTCGATCATGAACGTAGCAGCCCTGCAAGGCACGCTCGTGGTAAAGCGCACCGTCGCCGCCAGCGGCTTTGATGACGTTGCCCAATGCGAGGCGATCTTCAACGAACAGGGCGTGCCCGGCAACAGCCGTTATCTGGCGCTTGGCACTCGCGATTACAACGGCATGGCGAGCAATCTGCAAGCTGTCACCCGTTCGTTTGGCAATGCCAAATCTGACAAGGCCTACGAAAAGGCCTTTGTCGGTCCGGTCGCCAGCTTCGATACCTACAAGCTGGACTATGCGGTGCGTCAGGCCGCGGCGGCAGGTGGTGCCGGCATCACCATGAGCACGCTTGACGGTGCCGCGAACTACTACATTCCGCGTGCGACCTCGACCGCAGCCACGGGCGAAACGAACAATGTTGACAACCGCTTCCAGACCATCACGGTTTCCTCGACGACCAACGTCGCGGCCGGCGATGCGTTCACGGTGGCTGCTCTCAACGCGGTGCATCACATCACCAAGGGCGACACGGGCCAGTTGAAGACGTTCCGCGTCATCTCCGTGCCGAGCTCGACCACGCTGGTGATTTCGCCCCCGATGATCACGAGCCAGGTTGCCACGGACCCGACCATCACGTATCAAAACTGCGTGATCAACACCAAGTCGGCAACGTCCGCGATTGTGTTCCTGAACACCGTGGCTACGACTGTGAATCCTTTCTGGCAAAAGGATGCGCTGGAAATCCTGCCCGGCCGCTATGCAGTGCCGACCAATGCAGGCGCAGCAGTGATGCGCGGCACGACCGAAAACGGCCTGGAGCTGGTGATGACCAAGTTCTTCGACATCAACACGCTGAAGACCAAGTTCCGCTGGGATGTGCGCTGGGGCGTCGTGAACAAGCAGCCCGAAATGACCGGGATCATGCTGTTCAACCAAACCTGATTACGGGGGCTTCGGCCCCTGTTTTCCAACTCCATCAAAGGAAAAATCATGTCAAGCATTGTCTATCCACAAGGTACGGTCCAGTTCACCCTCACGGCAACCCAAAGCGTTGCGGTGTTGACCGCCGATGTCGCCAGCGTGTCGCGAATTGTCGGCTATCCCAATCAGCCAAACAGCAAAACCCTGTTGGGCACGGTTGTTGCCAGCACCGCTCCCGCTCAAACCGTGTTCGGCCCATACACGGGCGGCGCAATCATCGTCATTGATGCTGGCGCGGCCCCTGTCATGTATGACATCGGCGTTGCCCCGGTTACCGATGAGCGTTTGCTGACGTTCGTCCAGGGCGATCCTGTCGCGGTCAATGTGACCGGCGCCGTGTCTGCCGCCGCAATGATGGGCGGCCTGGTTACCTCGACCACCGCCGCGGCAGTCGCCGGCACCGTTCCGACTGGCGCCGTCATGGACCAGGCCTCTACGTTCGCCATCAACGATTCGTTTGACTGGTCTGTCATCGCCACGGGAGCAAATGCATTCACGGTGACGGCGGCAGCTTCGGGTCACACGATTGTCGGCACCGCCGCTGTTGCAACCGCAACGTCTGGACGCTTTCGCACGCGCAAGACGGCGGCTGACACGTTCGTCACGTACCGCCTTTCGTAAGTTGCCATCTTGCGCCCAGCTTCGGCTGGGCGCCTTTTCAAGGGTAAATCATGGATCTGCCAACCGTCCTCTATCGCTGCCCGGGTCCCCATTCGCGGGCGGGTGGTACGTATGACTTTCTCGGCGTTGAAACCGAGGAAAACTACGAGGCCGCGATTGCCAAGGGCTGGCAACTCACCATGCCGGACGCCATCGCGGCGTTTGATGGCAAAGTTGCCGTCGTGAAGGCGGAGGTCGAGGCTGAGCTTGATTCCGCTGTCAAGACGGAGCCCGAAACAGCACCTGAGGCGCCCGAAGAGCCTGTGATCAAGCCAGTCAAGGCCAAGCCAGGCCCGAAGCCTAAAGCCAGGGGCTGATCCATGACAACGAAGCTTGCCATCATCGAGCAAGCTCTCGGCGAGATAGGTCTTGCCGCGTATGTGTTCGACCCATCGCCGGAGCAATTGCAGGCGGCTCTCGTTCGCCTGGATCGTCTTGCCGCGCAATGGGACGGCATCGGCATCCGCAAGGGTTACAGCCTTGGTGGCGATATCAGCGATGAATCCGGCCTACCTGATACCGCCATTGATGCGTTCGCCTGCCTTTTGGCTGTCGCCTTGGCGCCCAGCTATGGCAAGCAGGTTTCTCCCGAGCTAAAGATTTCAGCAAGAGACGGAAAGAACGCGCTGATGGTGACGAACAACGTCATCCCACGCATGGTTCTCCCAAACACCATGCCCATCGGCGTCGGCAATCGTCAGGATGTGCGCCAGCGCGCTTACTTCCAGGAATGTGATCCGCTGACAACCGGCGTTGATGGCGACCTGACACTTTAAGGATTGACATGCCGACCGTAAACGAACTCACAACGCAAGACACCGTCGTCGGGTCCGATCAGATGCTGATGTACAGCACCGTCAATGGACAGTCCCGCAAAGCCCCCATGACGGCGGTATTGACCTACATCGAGGGCAATATCAATACCAACCTTGAGCCCGTCCCGCTCAAGTCCTACTTGTTGGCCGATCTTCCGTCCGCCGTGGCGAACCCCTATTCCGTCGTGTATTGCCTCAATGGCAATGCAGGCGCCGCCTGTGTCGCCGTATCCAACGGGACGGCCTGGAAAGTCGTCGCCCTCGGCGCAACCGTTTCTTAAGGACTCGCCATGTCAATTCTCGCCCCCTTCTACCCCAAGCCCGGAAGCACCGTTACCGGCACGGCCGGCGCATCGCAAGATGTGGCGATTGACAGCGCCAGCAAGCAAATCATGGTGGCGAACTTTGGCGCAGCGGTGATGTTTGTGCGCACCAAGCTAGCGGGTGATACCACGGCGGCCACGGCGGCAGATTGCCCCATCCTTCCGAATACCTTTCTGATCATCTCCAAACTGGGCGGCACGCCAGCTGGAGGCCACACGCTTGCCGCCATCTTCGGCACCGCGGGCACCTTCTACGTTACGAGCGGCGAGGGCTGGAGTTGATCAATGGCCCAGATTTCCATCCTCGGCGGCATCTATTCGGATGCGGTGGCGGATGTCCGCACAAGCTACCCGCGCAACATGTTCCCTGTTCTGAAAGAGAACGGGGTCAGCACTGGGTATCTGCGCCAGGCTGAGGGGATCATCTCTTTCTCGCTGGGGCCTGGTATTGACCGCGGCGCCATCGTCTGGAACGGCACGCATTACCGCGTCATGGGCACAAAGCTGGTAACCGTCAGCCCATCGGGTGTTGTTGTGGTTCTTGGCGATATAGGGACCGGCCCAGCCGTCGCCCTGGACTACTCCTTTGATAACCTGATCATTGGCTCTGGTGGCCGGCTGTATTACTGGGACGGCACGACGCTGACCCAAGTTACCGATCCTGATCTGGGAACCTCGGTCGATTCCCTGTTTCTCAACGGCTACACGGTCAGTACGGACGGCGAGTTTATCGTTGTGTCCGATCTGACGAATCCGCTTCTGTTTGACCCGCTCAAATATGGCTCATCCGAGGTTGACCCCGATGCCATTGTGGGCCTGCGCAAGTTTCGAAACGAGCTCTACGCGCTCAATCGCTTCACCATTGAAGTGTTCGACAACATCGGCGGCGCCGGCTTCCCGTTCGCCCCTATTTCAGGTGCCCAGATCACGAAGGGATGCGTAGGTACTCGGGCTGCGGTGTTTTGCGCCGAAACCCTGGCATTCATGGGGGGCGGGCGAAATGAAGCCATCGCGATTTATATGGGCGCTGGCGGGCAGGTTCGAAAAATCAGCGATGACGAAATAGAAAAGCGAATCAGCACGTACACAGAGGACGAACTCGCCTTGTGTCAGTTGGAGACGCGCAAGTTTGACAACCGCGAGTACCTGTACGTGCACCTTCCCCGCGAAACATGGGTATTTGATGTCATCGCCTCGGCTGCTTTTCAGCAGCTGATTTGGTTCAGCCTGCACTCTGATTCTGGAGTTGAGGAAACCTACCGCGCCAAGAATTTCATTTTTTGCTTCAACCAATGGTTTTGCGGGGATAAAACAACCTATGACATAGGACGCCTGACCAATACCGTAACAACCCAATACGATGAAATTGTGGGATGGCAGTTCGACACGGCTTATCTCTATAACGCTTCCAAGGGCGCAATCATCCATGAATTGGAACTGGTTGCCGCTTCGGGGCGCTCTCCCATGGGCCGCAACCCACAGATTTTTTTCAGCTACACCGATGACGGGCTGACATGGTCGGATGAGCGTATCGCGGGGGCCGGCCGGCGAGGGGAGTATCGCAAGCGCATCAATTGGGTGCAATGCGGCGCCATGGACAACTACCGCGGGCTTCGCTTTCGCGGTGCAAACGATACGCCAGAAGCTTTCATGCGCCTGGAGGCGCAGCTGGAGCCCTTGTATGTCTAACCGACAAGCAAGGCTGTCCCGGGCGCAGATTGCGACGATCACACAAGATCCGCAAGCAATCAAATTCTTCGAAGCCCTTCAAAGTGGTGATCTACAGGACGGGGGCTCTGTAACGGTTGGAGTCTCACCCTATACCTACCTGGCTTCGCAGGATGGAACCCTGATCGTCCGGGGTGGAACGGTCTCGCAAATCTCCTACGTCCGCAACACCGGGTCTTTCAACATTGGAGTTGTCGCCGGTCCGATACCGATGCTCATGGCTGACGCCGTGACGATCACCTACACCGTGCTCCCAACGGTCACATTCCTTCCATCATGAACGCCGAAACGCTCAAGGGGTTGCGTCTTCCGCCTGAGGCCGTCAAGTACCTGGAAGACCTGTACCTGGTGATTCAGGCATGGGATGACTTTGTTGACGGAACGGCGATGGAGCGCGGCCTGAAAGATAAGGCCGTGTACGCAAGCCTGGTTGGGATTCCAGTAAACCCGTTTTATATACAAAACGCAGGTATTTTGCTACCGCTTATATCGAACTCGGTATTAAAATGGAAAGCAGCAGATACGGCCGAGCGCGAAGGCGGAAACCTGCACCTGGCCTATGGCTGGCGTGCGGGGTACTTTGATGTGGTTCTCCAGGTTCTTTTGATAGTCCATGGCCCCGAGGTCGCGATGAATAGCGCGCATGAGGTCATGAAGCTGTATGGAGAGCACTTCGAAGACTACGCACAGGAGTTTCGACGTGCCTGATATCGCAACAGGAATTGGCAGCGCGATTAGCCTAATCGGCTCAGACGAGCAATCCAGCGCGGCAGGGCAAGCCGCTGGCGTGCAAACTGGCGCGTCTGCCGCTCAAATCGCCGAGCTCCAACGGCAGTTTGCGGCGTATCAAAAGGCCGTCGCACCCTATACACAGACCGGCACCGACGCCCTGTCTCAACAGCGCGTATTGTTGGGCCTTGGCAGCGGCGGGCTGACTGGTGGCGCTGCGGGCGCGGGGGGCCTTGCAAGCGGCCCGAAGGCGGCTCCCACGACCTGGCAAGCAGGGCAGAGTGGGGACCCACTCTGGGAGCAAATTCTTGGCGAGTTCAACACGGCGCACACCCAACAGTACGGCACTCCGATAAATCGCGCATGGGGGGCCGATGCGGATTCGCAGGCGATCTATGACCGTCTGGCCGCAGAGTATCAAAAGCGCAGCCAGGCGCAAGCTACCGCGGCAACAGCCGCAACCGCTGAAACGCCCTCTCAGACTCCCGAGCAGGAGCAGGCCGCGGCAATGGCCCAGTTTGAAAGCAGTCCATATTTTCAGGCCATCACGCGGCAATCTGAGGACGCCATTTTGCAAAACGCCTCAGCGACTGGGGGCCTGCGCGGCGGGAACATTCAGGACGCACTGTCCAAGAACCGCCCGATCCTGCTTCAAAACCTGATCGACAAGCAGCTTGCCAACCTTGGGGGCCTGTCGTCTCAGGGCCTCGGTGCTGCTACGAATCTTGGCAATGCAGGTCTTGCAAATGCCAACAACATCGGGAGCGCCATGCAGCAAGGTGCTGCGGCTCAGGCCGGGGGAATCCTTGGGCAATCCAACGCCAACATTTCCGCGCTGGGCAATATCGGCGGCCAGTTCGCAAACAAATTTGCCGGATCGGGCTCGCTGTTCGCGCCGGCTGTCACCGATGGCGGTTATTCCATCGGACAAGGGTCGGCATACGGCGGAACGAGGGCAGGACTATGACCCCAATCAACTACACCGCAATGCAGGTTAACCCCTCCGACGCTTTGATGCAGGGCGTAAAAACCGGCATGACGCTGGATGCCATTGGCATGGAAAAACAGCAGCAGCAGGCCGCATTGCAGGCACAGCAGGCGGCCCAGCAAGGGCAGCGCGCCCTTCAAATGGTGCTGAGCAACCCAAACGCCACGGTTCAGGATTACGGCGCGGTTGCGGCAATTAACCCGAAATTTCGAGATTCAATCAAGGATCAGTGGGATCGGCTGGACAGCGGGCGGCAGCAGGCCGTCATAGGCGATGCATCCAAGCTCTTTAGCGCCCTTCAATCGGGGCGGGCCGATATTGCCTTGGAGACGATTGAAACGCAATTGAAGGCGGCCGAAAACTCAGGCGACACCCAGCGCGCCGGCCAGATCAAGATGTATCGCGACATGATCAAGGAGGCGCCTGACTACGCCCGTACCATGATCGGGGCGTCCATTGCGGCAGTTCCAGGTGGTGACAAATACTTCACATCCGTTAAAAGCATGGGTGAAGAAGGCCGCGCAGCGGATCAGGCGCCGGCTGAACTCGCCAAAAAGAAAGCGGATGCCATCAAGGCCAGTGTCGAGGCTCGCTATGCAGACCCGAAAATCAAAGCCGATATTGCCGACACCTGGAGCAAGATTGCCGAACGCGGGGACCGCTTGGGGCTGGACCGCGAGAAGTTCAATCTGGACTTTGATACCACGCTGGAAAAACTCAAGAGGGGTCAAGGCGTACCTGAGCTCTCAGCCGGGATGGAAAAGTTGCAGGCTGAATCGGTCGGCAATTCGATTACCTCGCGCACGGCGTCGGATCGCGCTTCTGGGCTTGCCGAGGCGCTTGTATCCGAGAAAAACACTGTAGGCGGCCGTCCTCTGCGCTGGCTGGCTGAAAACGCCAAGAAGATCACCGGTAGCGAGGATGGCTACACAGCATTGCGCCAGGATTATGTACGCATCCGCAATCAAGGCCTCTTGTCCGATCTTCCGCCCGGCCCGGCGTCAGACAAGGACATTGCGCTGATGAAAGACGGCTTTCCGAGCGAAAACCAGTCCCCCGAGTACATCGCAAACTGGCTCAAGTCCTATGCCAACGTGCAAAAAGCGATTGCGCAAAAGGAAGACGCAAAGGCCGAGTGGATTAGCGGTGTCGGAAGTCTTCGCACCACCCCCAAAGACATCACCATCGGCGCTGTCACGGTGCCGGCTGGCACAACGTTTACTGAATTCATTCGGCGCACACAAAACGATGCGCCGAAAGTGAAAAACGCTACCGGCTATATGGACTTTGGGCGGTAAATGGCTACCTCCTTTAAAGACCCTGTGTACGACGAACTGGACGCGAAATATGCATCCCAGGTGGGCGTTCCTGAGTGGCTGATGGCCTCGATTCGTCTTAACGGCGAGCGCTCCAACCCCGATCAAGTGTCTTTTGCCGGCGCGAAGACCGTCAACCAGTTCACGCCTACCACCCGGAAGCTTGTGCTGGACAAGTACGGCGTCGATCCGTGGGCGTCTGATGAGGCCTCCACTCTCGGCAAGGCTTACCTGTTGAAAGAATCACTCGACCGCAACGGCCAAGATCCCGCCGCCGCTGCGCGTGAGTACATCGGAGGCACCAATACGGCCAACCACGGCCCTCAGACAAAGGCCTATGTCAACCGCGTGATGATGGGGCGCCCCAAGGGCGAGGCCACGACAGCCGCCCAGCCCTCCGGTGCCCGCAGCCTGTCCAGCGAGCTCGCGGCCAGTCGCCCGCAACAGCCCAGCATCGCGAAGATTTACGAAGCCTACCAGGCCGGAAAGATGTCGCCAGAGCAGGAAAAGGAGTTTGAAGCCGATGTGAATTCCGGCTCTATCTTGTTGCCGCGCAAGGCCTCACTGAAAGTTGCCCCGGTGTCGGACGTTGTTCCAGATGGGGTGATAGAGGCTTATGTTTCCGGCAAGATGTCGCCGCAACAGAGGGCGGAGTTTGAGGGGGATGTGAAGTCTGGCGCGGCCAAATTGCCAGAAGGTATGACCCTCACGCCTCCTGAGCAGCCCGGGATGGTGGACCGCATAAAAGACGTTTTCACAGGGAATCTGCGCGCCAGCGGAGAAACCGCGACCCTGCCTGAGTGGACAGGAATGCCAGAGCTAAACCAGTTGTCCGCGGCATCGGCTAAAACCGGCCTGGGCACGATGTTTGCACCCACTGATGAGGCCGTAAAGATCATCCAGGCCCAATTTCCTGGCGTGACGGTGCGACAGGATGAGATGGGTAATCCCATCCTGAAAAGCTCTGTTGACGGCAAAGAATATGCTGTGCCCCCCGGTTTGGCAGTGGGCGATATCCCGCGTGTGATTGGTGCCGTTGGCGCCTTCACCCCTGCCGGCCGCGCTACGTCTCTTGGAGGCATGGCCGCTGGTGGCGCCGCTACCCAGGCTGCGATTGAAGGGACGCAGGCGGCCACCGGTGGCGATTTCAATAAAACCGATGTGGCTTTGGCCGGCGCAGCTGGCCCGCTGGCCAACCTGGTCGCCAAAGGCGTCACTGGCGCCGTTCGCGGTGTTTCCAATGTACTTGCCAAGTCCGGAGCTCCTGTAGAGCAGCAAGTGGCCGGCGCGGTCCGTACTGCCGAGCTGGCGCCAGAGGCCGCCGCAGTGCGAGCCGCAGAGGTGCCGCCAGTTCAAGCGGCTCCTGAGACAGTCGCCGCACGCGCCGCGCCAGAAGTTCCACCGGCCCAGCCTGCCGCCCCGGTTGCCGCTGTTGCAGAAGAACTCGCCCCGGCTGTGGCCGACATGACGCAAGAGCAGCTTGCAAGCGTGGCAAAAAAAGCCGCTACCGGGACGCTTGGCAAACAGGCCGCTACGGAAGAGCTCGCCGCACAAGCAGCGCCAAACAAAGCCGTCACGGAGGCCGCAGAGCGTCTCAAGATGGAGCTTGATCCCGATTTTGTGACCGACAACGAACAATTCCGCCGACTGGTAGGGCTTACCCGTTCTCAAGTGGGAAGCGCAGCCGAGGCCAGAGGGATCAAAGTCGCGGCCGATGCCGCGGACAAAGCGGAGGAGGCCTTGACAGCCTTGGGCGCGAATCGCGACATCGCCGCAGTTTCCGACAAGATCAAAAGCACCCTTGGCGCAACCCGCGATGACCTTGAAAAGGCCTCGGACGCACTCTACAAGGAAATTGACGAGGTAGTGCCGAAATCCTACCCCGTAGAAATGCCGGCCACAAAGGCGCGGCTTGATTCTGTCGTGTCCGATATGGGTGGAATGGAAGGTTTGTCTGGACAGGAGAAACATCTCGCTAAAATGTTTGAAGGGCCTGTGACCTATGGCCGTCTTGCACGCGAGCGCAGTCTTATTGGGAAAGCTCTTGCAGGCAAGGAATCGCCATACGGCAGCATGGACGAGGGCTCTCTCAAGCAGCTCTACAAAGCCATGGCTGAGGATCAGCTCCAGGCGGTCACTTCTGTGGGGGGTGATGCCCTGCGGGATAAATACCGCCTTGCAACGCAGTTGGTTGCCAAGCGCAAAGGACTGGAGAAGCGGATTGTTGAATCTTTTGGTAAGGACGGCAGTGGCTCTCTTGTGCCTGCTCTGCGAAATAGCATTGGTGCATCTGTTCGTGGTGACGATAAGGGCCTTACTAAGCTAATCCAGACCATTCCGGAGCCTCTTCGAAAGGAGGCTCTGTCTTCCGCGCTGCTGAACTATGCCGCCAGCACCACTAAAGGCGGTCAATTCGGGTTTCAGCAATACAGCAAGATGTACCAGGGGATGCGTCAGAACTCCCCTGTTTACGCCGCAGTCGTTAAGACCCTGGGAGAGGGCTCTGACGAGTTGTTGACCGACCTTTACCAAGTCTCCCAATCCATTGCAAAAGCTCAGCGGTCCGTCTTGCACAACGGCAAGGCAAATCAAGGCTTTATCGACACCCTCAAAGGGCCTGAAACTCTGGTCGGCAAAGTGCTAGAAGGGGCCAAGGGCGCGGCTGTGCGCGGGCTTGCTACGGAAGCCGCCACATCCATGGCAATCGGCCCCACAGGCGCCGGTTTCATGGGCGGCGCTGTTCAGGCTATCGCCAGTGGTCGGAAAGACGCCCTCAAGGCCGTTGGCGACCTCCTGACCTCGCCCGAGTTCAAGGAAGTTGTTCGCCAGGCTGGAACAAAGGGCTTTGCCTCCGATAAATCCATAGAACGACTTGCCCGAGCTCGCGCCATGAAAGGTTACGCCTCCATGGTCTCCGAGTCCTTCAAACGCGACCCGACCGAACGCGAAGCCTGGATCAACGCGGCCCTGCAATCTGGCCGCGGCAAGGACCGTGATCAACCTCTCGCCGGTCAAGGCAAAAAACTCTAAGGGAAAGCCATGGCACTCCTAGCTACCATCAATCCACTGAATCAGTTTTTCGCCCTGAGCGGCTCACCGTTGAATAACGGGAAACTGTATTTCGGTTCCGTCAACGCGGACCCCGAACAAAATCCGGTGCAGATGTATTGGGATTCCGCAGGCCTTGTGCCCGCGTTGCAGCCCATCCGCACGACTTCCGGCTATCCGTCTCGCACCGGTTCGCCGGCCATCCTCTATTGCGCGGTGGAATATTCCCTTCGCGTTCGTCAGTCCAACGATGTGGAGGTGTTTTACCTGGCACGCGCAGGCTCTGCGAGCTTGCAAACCTTTGGGCAGTGGGCGCCCAGCAACGTTACTCCGTCTTACGCAAGCGCCAACAGCTTCACGCTGACTGGCGATCAAACGGCAGAGTTTAAGCCCAAGCGCCGGCTTCGCTTTCAGGTAACGACGGGAACGGTTTACGGAACCATCTCCACGGCTGTTTATGGCGCCCTTACGACAGTCACCATGATCATGGATGGCGCGTCCGTACTCGACTCGGGGCTGTCCTCGGTGGATCTGTCGATACTGACGCCGGACAACTCAGCGGTTCCGACGAATATCGCACGAGTCGTAACCAGCATGGTCCGTCTCCGCACGGCAAACGGCGTGGGCTCTACGAATACCGCCATACGCCGGCTCACTACGGTGGTTCTGAATCAAGGCTCAGACATCACCTACGCAGATAGTGCAACGCTTGGTGCTACTTTCACCATAGTCAACGCCGGCATGTACGCGGTTTCGGCTACCGACTCTTATAACGGATCGAACTATCTTGGTTTCTCGCTGAACTCAACGCAGCTCACGACCGGCATTGCGTCCATAACGCCTATCGACCGATTGAACGTGAACACCACCACAGCCGCTAATCAGCCGGTCAGTTGCGCCTGGGCCGGGTATTTGTCGGCCGGTGACGTCATCCGAATGCATGTTTCTGCCTCAGTTACTACCGGAGCAGACACGGGGCTTACGTGCTTTTCGATTGCCCGCATGAACTGAGGCAAACCATGACCGCAAAAAACAACGTCTTCACCGTCAAGGCCGCGCTTCTTGATCCCGCGTGTCAGCGGTATTCAGCCGGGCAGTTCAACCTCACCGTACCCGCAGGAGAAACCTGGTACGCCTTCAACTCGTGGTTTTGCCGCTTCGATTACAACCCGTCAAACCCTGAGCCGAATTCGGGTCAGCCTTGGTTTCAGCGCAATCTCGGGGTGGAGAACTACACCATACTTCCAGCGGGAACGCAGATCATCGGCACGAACAATCATTCGTTCATGCAGTACGCCCGCCCGTCGCTGGTGACTTCTGATAGTCGGTATGCCGACGCGGAATGCCTCTACTACGAGCGCATGAGCCGCTATCCCTCGCTGCCGTTCTTCAAGAAGGGCGTGTGCAACCCGGCAAATACGCTGGGCATGCCGACCGCCCAACTCCCAACGGACATGCCCTACGGCTTCCTGATTTCCAACATCACGATTCACGGCGGATGCTGGGTCACGCTGATGGGTGGAGCGGTTCCTGGTGTCTCTCCCTCGGTCAATTACATCATCAACACCCGCGAAGAAATCAACGACGCGCATGAGGTGCGATTCACCGCTGGACATGACGGCTTGCAGCCCATCCCCAATGGCTGGTTTACCTGCATGGCGCTGGGCCAGGGCGCGAAGTCCGATGTTATCGGGACTGTGAGCCCGGAAGCGTCCTTTGGGTCGATCAGCGGCTTCAAGCTGCCGAGCGATTGGTAAGCATCAACTCCATAGAAAGCCAGCATGAGCCCTCCACAGCAAGAGTCAAACCATGCTGACAACCAGCTAAGGTTTTTAGAGATTGAGCGAAAGATTGACGCGAATACGGCGGTTACTGAAAAGCTGGCCGCCGATACCGCCGACCTTCTGGAGATGTGGAGGGACGCCGGGGTGTTCTTCAAATGGATGCGCAGGGCTGGATCAGCCGTGGTCAAGCTCAGCAAGGTGGCGCTGGCAATTGGCGCTTTGTACGCGGCTTACAAACAGTGGTGGAACCCAAAATGAAAATTTTGATGCTTTTCCTTGCGCTGATGACCGGCTGCGCTACTGGCGTGACGATGGACAAGGACGAGGAGGCCGCGTGCAAGGCTGAGGGCTGCACGGCCTGGACCACGCGTGAGCTGACTACGTTGGCGCGCAGGTTCTTTAACGAGGGCTATAAGGCCGGCGTGAATTCCCTATAAAGGAGTGGAGCATGTTTGAACTGATCGGCTTGATATTCGGCGGTGTTTCTCGCCTGGCTCAGCATTGGCTTGAGCTGAAAGACAAAGACAAAGAGCGCTCGCATGAGGCTGTCATGTATGACAAGCAGCTCGCCCTGGCCGATAAGCGCTTTGAGCATGACGCGGATCTGCGCCGGATGGATGCGGCATCGGCTGACGCTACGGCGGAATGGAGCGCGTTGACTGCGGCCGTCCAAGCCCAGGCGGCAGAAGCCCAAGCGGCCGGCGGCTGGGTTGCCAAGCTTTCGGCTAGCGTCCGCCCCATGGTTACATACTGGCTGCTCAGCTTGTATTCGCTGTCCAAGATTTTCGCTATCTGCGTTGCCCTGAAGGCCAATGAGCCTTTTTTGCTGGCTGTTAGCGGGGTGTATGGCGAGGCCGATGCAGCTCTGTTGTTCAGCGTCCTCTCGTTCTGGTTCATGGACCGCAGCTTGCGGAAACGCCAATGATCGACTGGCGCGATCTTTGCATGCCGCTGGTGTCGGTGTTCGAGGGGTGTGAAAAGCGCCTGCATGGGCTGATTTATCCCTATTTGGACAAGCTCGCAAAGCCTCCAGTCTGGACCCGCGGCTATGGCCGGACCTATGGAATTAAAGGGGACAGTGAGCCCATCACCTTGGCACAGGCCAAGGATGAGCTAAAAGCAGGCTTGGGGAGCTATGGCGCCCGCTGCGCTGGCTATGCTCCTGTTTTGATGACAAAACCTGAATGCATGGCCGCCGTGACAAGCTGGGCCTGGAACTGTGGGACCGGGGCTTTCAAGGTTTCCCGGTTACGCAAGGCGATCAATGAAGGACGGTGGACCGATGCCGCCCAACTCATCCGAAAGCCCAACACGGCGGGCGGGGTTGTTCTCAAAGGCCTGGCGCGCAGGCGGGAAGCGGAGCGGGCATTGTTTTTGCTCGGTGGCGAATGATTTCCGGTTACGCCATCTGCCTCTTAATCGGCCTCGTAGCCGGCGCTGCGATCATGTACTGGCTCATGAAGCCCTAGGGCTTATTCCGGTAGTACAGCCAAAACAGCACAATCACGCCGGCCACAAACACCGCCCCTGTAACGCCCAGCTCTATTAGGGACATTGATTTCAGAATCTCCACGGCAAACTCCCAAAGTAAGCCATCCACAGTAGCACCCTGAAAGATTGGGTGGTGTGATTAATTACCCGGTTGCCTGTGACTTATTATTCAGTTATTCGTGCGCGAGGAATTCACATAAGCCGTTAACAATCAGCCGGCCCGACAAGCTTTTGATCCTCGCCTTCCATTGAATCAGGACTTGCTGGCGCCGGATTGGCGGCGGCAAAGATGGCCTGGGCCACACGGTTAGTCAGGTTTAACCGCCCAGCCCCAACCGTACCGCGGCCATCTGCGCCATACACCGCCTTGGCGGCCAGCGCCATTGCTGTCTGCCAGTCAATCGAACTTGACTGCGGCGAAATTTTGGTAATTTCCATTATTTACTCCTTTTGGGCATTATCGGGGGAGGGAGGCGGCATAGCGTCTAATGGCTTTTGCCTCCATTCGTAGAAGTAATACTTTCTGGAGAGTGTTTGCATGGCCCTTTCGGCCTCCTCAGCTGTCCGATAGGCTCCCCAGCGCCGCCATTCTCTGGACTTGGCGGCGCTAAGTCTGGAAACCACGTCGCTTGCGTTAGGACGATGCTCCACTATGAACGGGCGAGGCCGGCCGTTCCGCGTCTTCAGCGGCTTCTGCTCGATGATCCCGGCGCGCACCGATTTTCGCTCAATGCAATCCTCTTGATAACTGCCCATTTCTCACTCCTTAAACTTTGGAATAGCCCCAGCATAAACGGCTGGGCCTGTGCTGGGGATTTTCTGCCCAACAGGGCGCAAAACACGCTTTTGGCGCGCTGTATGCACAGCCAGTAGCCGAATATCCATGCGGGTTCCGGGCCTGCGCGTAGAATGCGCGGGGCACTTAAAATCCGCCGCTTCGTGAATAGCGGGCGTACCGGTTCGATTCCGGTCTCAGGCACCATAAGGCTTTGATGCTCCTGAAAACGTAGCATGCCGTTTTCATGCTGGGAATTTTTTGACTTGCTCACGCCGCCTTCTTCCCGATTGAGTCCACAGCCAGGCGCAATTTCTTCTCGCGCAAATGGGCGTAGCGCTGGGTGCTTTGCGTACTCTTGTGGTTCAAGACCGCGCCCACGGTGTACAGGTCGATATCCTGGTTAATCATCTCACTGGCCGCGCTGTGCCGCAAGTCGTGAAAGCGGAAGTGCCGCATGCCAGCCGCGTCCCGGGCCTTTCGGTAAAGCTGGCTTGTGTAGCTGGCGCTGTAGAGCTTCACCTTGACTGCGCTGGTGATCTTGGGATGCACCGGCAAGACATGCCTGTTGCCGTTCTTGGTGTCCTCCAGGATAAGCACGCCGTCGCCGCGGATGGCCCTGTGCACTTCGCCCAGCCGGAATCCCGAATAGAAGGCAATGCGGATGGCGGCCCGTACTCTGCGATTTTGGCATGCCCGGCAAATCTTGAGCATGCCGGCGCGGTCTGTGTAGACGTGGCGCTCATTCTTGACCGTAGGCACCGTGACGCTCTCGGCGGGGTCGTGCTGGCCCATTTTGGCGTGTTTCCAGCCCCATCGGCAGGCCGAGGTCAGGTAGCGGATGCGCTTCTTGATGGTAGCCGGCGCCAGCTTGCGGGGCTCGGCGTCCTCGGGGTCATTCTTCTTTCGGATGGCGAAGGACTTGAGCCTGATTGCCGTGCACACATCGGCCAGCGCCGACAGCGGGCGTCCTTGGTAAAATGGATAAATCACGGCAAGCTCGCGCTCAATCTCATCGCCGGCCTTGAGGGCCGGGACTCGGTCCCTCACGTAGGCCTCGACAGCAGCTTCAATGTCGGCCTCTGGCCCGACGCCGTTTGCGACGGCTGCGAGTCGGTCTGTCTCTCGCCGGTCGAATTTTTCAGCCTGGCCTTGACTCCATGCTTTTGGAAGAGTTTTAGTAGCCCTGACCCGCTGTCCACCGATATAGCGGTCGAACTCAAAGATATAGCGACCGCGTTTTTTATCTCGATAAATCGGCATGATTTTTTGTACTCCAAAACGTCTGATTCATCGAAAATGATACGCCTGCCTATCCTGGTGCACGGAATTGGGCCAGCTGGTGCCGCCAGATCGTAGGCGGTGCGCAGCGACACCCCAAGCGTTTTAGCGGCTTCCTGGGCGTTCATTCGATACCATCCATCGCAGCCTTAAGCGCCTCAATGGCATCACGACACTGAACAACCAGCGCATCGAGTCCAGCCTGACGCGCCGGACGGTAAGCGCCCATGGTCGCCCGGTGCTGTTCGGCTTCGTTGATGAGCGAATCTAGGCACTCCTCCTCAAGCAACTTGCGCGCAGGAATCGCCGCCCGCGCCACCTCCACCAGCCTAAGCACATCATCAGGAGATATCTCCATCTGCCAAATCTCAAGCTCCAAGGAGCTTGTCTTTGCTTTCTCTGCTGCGGATTTTAGGGAGGGGAGGTTCATGGGGTGGGCTCCATCACTGATTCGATGAAGGCTTGTGCGGCGCCGATGTCCAGGGCGTTCCCGTAGGCGCGCAGCTGGTCCAGCAGGCCGGGAAACGCATCAACCAGCGGTAAAAGTCCGGGTTGGATCGGGCGTTGCCGGCCGTCGAGTCCGGTGAGCCACTGATAAGCAGCGCCTGCCCGATGTCCTGAGGCGACCCTTTGCGCTTGATTTCCTTCAAGGCGCCCGCCAGCGTGCGGATGTTCTTGTCTCCATCGGTCGCCCGCGGCGTCGGCCACCCAGTAAAGTCGCTCTCGGATTTGCGCAGAGCCCGTGCCACAAGCCGGAAACGGGACCGCCCCGAAGGCGTAATCCATGGTCTCCATGTCGTCTTGTACAAGGTCGATCCAAGGGCCTGCGTCGTCGCTCGCAACCTGCTCTCCAAAGACAATTGAAGGGCGACGCTGGCCGATGAGGTGGAACCAGGCCGGCCAGAGGTGCCGCTCGTCAGCAAATCCAAGGCCTTTGCCTGACTCGCTGAAAGGCTGGCAAGGGCAGGATCCGGTCCACAGGCGGGTGTCGTTGCTGATGCCGGCGTTGCGCAAGGCAAGGCTCCAGACCCCGATGCCGGCGAAGAAATGACACTGCGTGAATCCAGCAAGCTCATCTGGTCGAACATCTTCTATGCTCCTTTCGTCAACAACACCCGGCGCGATGTGGCCCGCGGCGATTAGGTTCCTGAGCCACTGGGCGCAGTACGGATCTATCTCGTTGTAATACGCCGTCACTTCGCCCCCTTCCGGCGCATCTTCTCCCGCCACTCCCGACGCCAGTCCAAGAAAAAGGCTAAGCCCGAGAGAATCACGAGAAACAGAACTACCAGGGATAGCGCCAAGAGGTTATTCATGGGGGTTCTCCTCGGCTGGGGTGATGCTGTGGGCGGCCCATTTGAGGTGATTGCGGGCGTACACGATCCATAGCACGATATTGAGTGGCAGCAGGCCCCATGCGCCAGCCGCGATGATCCAAACCAGCCACAGGGCCTGATTGAAAAGTCCGACAAGCCACGCGCTACGGTGCATGTTTCCAGCCATGAAGGTCATCCAGACGGTGATGGCCGAAAGCAGAAACGGCAACCAGAAGACGATTTGAGCTTTCATTTGCCGCCACCCAGCCTAACAAACGCCGCGCTCAGCAAACCACGGGCATGGCCCCCAACGCCGTGAGGCACCAGCGCACCAGCCGCGTCCAGGCTCAGCAATGCCTCAATGCTGCGGCACAGAGCCGCGTTGTCGCCCTTGAAGTCATCCATCTGCGCCTCCGTCAACGGCAGCCCCCGTACAGGAGCAGCGCGGTAAAGCGGGGTTTCGTAGAGCGCGGCGATCTTTTTGCCGGGCATTCCGTTGTGCTGCTCCATGTCGCTTTTCTTCTTTGCGGAAACCGCGTCACCGAGAGATTCGCTCAGCCATGCGGCTACCGGCTCCTGCACTTCTACCAAGGGCTGAGAGGGGGATTGGGCGGCACGAACAGCCTCAAGGGTTCGCCGCGCCTGGCCGTATTCGTGGATGCTTGGCGAATTGCCGGAGGACTGGTAGCTGACCATGTTCGCCAAGGCGATTTCGACCTGTTGTAAAAGTTCGGTGTTCACTTTGGTTCCTCCCCATTACCAGGAGCAGCGGGAGAGGGGGCGATGGATAAGGCGATGGCGGCGCAGGCGTAGGCGCGCATCTGGTCGGTTGTCCAAAGAGCCACATCACGAACGCCGGGTAGATGTGTGCTGATGGTCAAGGTCTTTTGATAGCTGTCGATGTCAACAACTCTGGCGTAACCGATTGGCCCGACTCGGGGAAGCGGTGGTAGCGTCGGTGTAGTTTGGTTAGCCATAAATCGACTCCTTAATTTCGTGTGCAGCCATTTCCAGCGCGCCAAGGGCTGATGCGTTTGTCATGCGGCCGGCGTAGGAGTAAACCAAGGCCTTAATCTCTTCGACCAGCTCAGCCTCGACGGCATGCGCCTGCTTGAAGTTAACTTTGATGATGTTGTCGCTCACGATTTGTCCCCTTGCGCTGCTGTAGCCTCACCAGCGGTAGCGGGGGCATTCCAGGCGAGTCCGTCAAAGCCGGGTTTGTGGCCGAATTTGTAGCCCATGGCAATCAGGGTATTGACCGCCGCTTTTGCTGCTGGCTTATAAATGCCAGCCAAGCAGTCCGCCTCACCCCTGTCCTGCTGTCCTGCGGGTGGCTGGGGAGCGACAGCGAGAGCTGTTTCGAGTTCGAGAATCCGCGCATCACGGCGCTGAATTTTCTCCTCAAGTTGCGCAATGTGTAGAAGGCTCATGATTGGTTTCCTTTAATTATTGAACCCATGTCTTCACTTTGGACGGCTCGGTGGTGGCATAGACGGGCCAATCTTCAGGCCAAGAACCGCCAGGGTTGCAGAGGCAATTCGTGGCAGATTCCCCGCACTCACAGCCGCCCTCTGTAACTACGACTGACGGCCTATCGAGGTGGCCCCGACATAGCCATCCCGAGTCCTGGCAAGCAGAGCACTTCATGACGCGTCCGCCCTTCCGTGGCGCTCAAGCGCATCGCGCAGGCCGAGCACTTCGTCTGCCCAATCGTCTCGCGGCACCCGGCCAAAATTCTCCTTCACGAGACGGTCAATCTCGCAAAGCGCCAGCTTGAGAGCCGTAGTCCTGTGTTCTTCCGTCACCGCCATCTCCTCGGGTATCGCTGCCACTGCTGGAGGCTGGGGAACGGCCAGCTCGACGGCCGCAAAGACATCTTCTGCAAGATGCAAAATTTCCTTAAGTCCCGTGCGTATGTCGGGTGCGCCGGGTTCTGTGAGGACATCTGCAAGCGGCATTCCGCCGTTGTCTTCGTCCTGCTGGTGGTACTGGCAGCGATAATTTTTCATAGCTTTCACGATCGCCGCAAGAACACCCGGAAGGCCAACCTCCACCCCTGCCTGGACGCTATGCAGCCCAAGCTCTTCGGATAGCTCCGTCAGCGGCTTGAGGGGGTCTGCTGGAGGCTGAGCGGTCAGCTTCTGCATCGCCCCGGTAAGCTGCGCGCAGTGCCATTCCATCCTTCCGGGATCGTCCGGCTCGTCGTGAATGTCAAGGTAAAACTGCTGCACGCCGATGCGCAGCAAAAGCCGGCGCGGGTCCCAGTCTTGCATGATCTTCACTGACCATTCGACTGGGGGTGCTGGAGGCTGAGCGGCGAGGGCGGAAATCTCGGCGTGTAGACGGCGCAGTTCACGGGCGGCATTCAAGCAGTCGCCCGTCACCCACTCTTTTTCAAGATAGTTAGCGAGTCGCAGCGCTTCGGGCAGTGTCTGGGGTGTTGGGTTGGTCATGATTGGTCCTTTTTGATCGTGGCCAGCAGCACCTTGGCGTTGGCGCTGAGGCGCGTCGTGAGCGTCAAAAGCTCTTCGAGCTGGGCAATCAGCAGCGGGCACGGCTCGTCGCGCAAGTCGCAGTCGGCTACCTCGTCCTGATAGACGCGCATCTTGTTGATGAGCTTTTTCTGTTCGGTGTTGAAGTAGCTCATTTCGGCTCTCCTTGAGTGGGTGTAGCGAGAGCGGCGCGGGCCGACTCGAAGCCGTTGTAGGCGGTTGGCGTCGTGCTTCCGGGCTCAAGCCAGACCCGCCTTATGCCTCGGTCGTCAACGTCCCAGTTGAAGATATTTGCGTATTTCCCCAGCTCGGCCCGCAGCTTCTCGCACTCAGCCGAAATCCGCACTACCTCAGCCCGCTCGGCTGCTATTAACTCAAGGACTTGCAGCTCAGACCAGCCGCTCACACTGCCCATGTGGTCGCGGTAGTGGCCTTCCAGAACATGGGGCTCCGGCAGTCTGTCTACCTCTACCATGGCGGGGGATTGAGGGGTGGTCATGGCTGGGCCTCCACCGACGCAGCGAGATATTTGATGAACTGATGCGCCGCTCGCCCCGTTGTCGTTATGCTTCCGCCAGCCGTTTCTGCCGACTGTTCGGCCAGCGATAGCAGGGCCGCCCGAACAAGTCCATCGCCATTAATTTTGGTATTGATCAACGGCGGCGCGAGGTGAAGTTGACGGACCGCCTCAGGGGTTTCCGCCTCGACGGCAATAACGCCGGCCTTTGTCAAGCGCTCCTTGTCTTTCGCGCTTAGTTGTCCGCGTGGGAATACAACGATCAGCGGAATCTTTGGCTCTGTCATCTCAATCCCCTTATGTTCCGGTGTTACTTCTTTGTTGATGGGTAGGTGGTCAGAAAGGAATGTCATCGTCCATGTCATCAAACCCCGATGCTTTCGGCGATGGCGTCTGAGCAGGATCTTTTGCAGCCGGCTTGGCGGCACGAGGAGCCGGCGCGCTATCGGGCTTGCTGCCCAACATCAGCATGTGGTCGGCGCGGATTTCGGTGGAATACTTCTCGATCCCGTCTTTGTCGGTCCATTTGCGAGTGCGCAAGGAACCTTCGACATAGACCTGCGAGCCCTTGAGAATGTATTTCCCGGCCACCTCGGCCAGCTTGCCGAAAAACTGCACGCGGTGCCATTCGGTCGCCTCTTTCATCTCGCCAGACTGCTTGTCTTTCCACTTTTCGGTAGTGGCAATTGTCACGCTGGCGACTTGGTCCCCGTTGGGAAAAGAGCGCATTTCCGGGTCGCGCCCGAGGTTGCCGATAAGCTGGACTTTGTTGAGGGATGCCATGTTTTCTCCTTAGTAAGTGTGTTCGGCTGCGATCTGGCGTACAAGCAAATCGAGGTAGGCATTTCCAGCCTCGCACTTGATCTTGATTTTTTCTTCCAGGGCCAGATCGCGGGTGTACGGAACGCGGGTTACGCGTAGCTCCGGCGTGATGTGGTCAACAATGTGAAGCTCCTCGCGCTCGTAGCCGATAAGCTCTTCAGGCGTGTTGACAAGGCAATAGGCGATTTCAAATTTCGGCTTCTGCCAAAGCATCATGTAGCCGCGTCCCTGCCACTCATAGCCCTTGTCTCTGCCTGCGGCAATGGTGGCCGGGAACGTCGCCAGTGACCACGGGGACTTGATGTCGATAATCAATTCCGGGGCGTTGATGTCGCATTCCCCTGTGATCCATTCGTTCACCTTGCGTTCGGTGTTCTTGGCGTGGTTCGTGAAGAACACCGAGTTGTAAAGCTCGATAGATTGGTCCTCGACCTTCACGCCCTTTTCAAGGAACTTGCTGGTAATGTCCTCGTCGTAGCCGTACACCAGCTGCTTCGCCAGCGATTCGATATAGGTTTTCGCGCCAACGGACAGGCTTTTGTCCCAGAGGGGCGAAAGCGTGGCTTTATCCTCGTCGGTTTTGACCTTTTTTCGGCTTATGACGGCCAGCTCTTCGGTCAGCAGCGCCGGATCAATGCTCTGCGCGTCAGTCATGATTAGTCCGAGGGAGGAGCAGCGGAACTTATGCATTGACTTCCTCCATTGAGCCGCCAGCCATCGCGACAAGAGCCGTATCGAGGTCTTGTTGTTGGGCCAATGTCAGTTCGTAGCGCCCCTCCAGGGCCTGCGCCGTGTAGGTCCCCGCCGCGATGGCTGCAATGGCCTGTTTCAGCCTGTCGTCAGTGATGGGGCCACGCTTGCGCTGGGCGGCTTCTGGCCGGATACGCAAGCCCTCAACCGTCTCCTTGCCAAACCTTACATTCGGGTCAACGTATACGGTGATTGGAACGTTCTTCCAGTCGTCGATAAACGCAGAGCCAGTGATGCGCTTGAGCGTTTTGCTGTTGGACGCATTCAAAATCATGGGCTTGAGCTTTTCTCCGGGGCGCAGTTCCTTCTCGACAAAGTGGGCCGTGTTGAACAGATCCTTTGTCTTCTTGGTCTTGTCGCCCTCAAGGGAAACGTGATGCACCGTGAGAACCGTGGGCTCCACGATGTCGGCGCTGCTCAGGTAGGGAGAGTCAAACGCCTTGCGATAGTGTGTTTTGTCAGTCATTTCGGAATCCCCGTCAAAATGCTGGCGGCCATCCCGCCAACCAAACAGCAAAGAATGACGGCAGCGCAAACAACCAGGATCTTTTGCCACCAGCTGCACTTGTCCCAGAAGTTGAGAGGGGCGTCGCTGATCTTGATGAGAGTTACGTCATCCCAGAAGTCGAGGACGGCGCGCTCTCGTGCTCTTTGAGTGGGTTTCGTGGTCATAGTGCTTCTCCTACAACTTCTTCGCCAAGACTGACCATCTTGTCGAACAGGAAGCTTTGCAGTTCGCGTGTCATGTCGCGCCAGCCGTGACGAAGATGCAGGTATTCCTCGATCAGCGTTGATGCCAATTGCTTAGCTCCGCCCAGGTGGAAAACCCGCTCAGCGATAAAAATCGTTTCGTCTTTGGCAAGGCCTAAGCAACCTTCGCCCAAACTCTCGACAACGCTAATTGGGTACGCGCCGCGAATGGTGAACCCGATGCGTTCGCAGAAGTCCAGCGCCTTGTCCATGCTCTTTTGCTGTACAGCAGTAAGGGCTATTTGGCGTGGTGCAAACACCTTCTTTGTAGCGTCCTGCCATATCTTGAGAGCGCTGGCGTTCAGCTTCATGGAGCGGTCAGCCATGCAGGAGCCGACAACCTCAAGGAACTCAACGCTTGGTGCTACGCTCAGGTTGTGATAATCAAGACGCCCCTCAAGCGTGTCATCCGCAGCAATGACCACGCTACGCAAAAACTGTTTGTCAGTAGCGCGCAAAATGCCGGCCGCAATGTGGTAATACATTTCCCACTCTGACTTAATCGTGCGGTCCTCGGTAAGCTCCATCTTTGCCTGCTCGCAATAGGTGTAGATGCCGCGCACGCGCAAGTCAGCCACACGCACGCCACGATAGAAGAATTCGCTTCCCGGCCGGTTTCTGATTTCCAATGTTCCAGACTTGAGCCACGGCTGATCTTCCAGAATAAACCGGTGGCTGGTGGCAAAAATTGACTCAAAGTCATCACCTTGAACAATCAGCAGGGTCTTCCCGGCCTCGGGGTCAACCATGTAATGCTCATGTCGGCCGGCGCCGTTCTCGTCCTTGCAGTTGCAGGCTATTTCGCGGTAGGCCATCCAGACTTCCCACTGCTTACCAAGCTCAGTTGTGAAGCCGATGGCGACAGGCGCGCCGTTGTCAATTTGCATGGTCACGAAGTCGAAATCCTGGCCACGCACCGCGGATTTTTCAATCCCGAAGTTAACGACCATCAGGCCGGACATGATGGTGACACGATGACCCGTGCGCAGCAGAACGGCGATGGCGTATTTCAGTCCGGTCCCGAAAAATCCTATCGGGTTCGCACCCTCCTTGACGCTGACGCCGAAGGTAGAGATTGACCGAATGTCGATTTCTCCGGAATTTTCAAAAACAATCATCTCAACCTCCAGTAGAAACAAAAACAATCAGAGCCCAGATAGCAATCACCATCGCTACATTCACAGCGCGGCGTCCGTAGTTCTTTGGGGCTGGGCCTTCTATGCAGTGGGCGCGCTCGTCGGGATAGGCTTCCGAGAGGGGGAGGCTTTGGCGATGGCGGCGCGGGCCTTGTTGGCGGCGGCGGCTTTGGTCATGCCATCCATGGTTCGACCATCGACCGACAAGCCATCAGCGATCACGTCCAACTCCTTCAGTAGCATCAAGCGCACCGCATAGACGTGGTTGAATGCGTTGCAAATCTCAATGAACGTGCCGTTTTCGACAAGCTCAAGGAAAGATGCCGGCGTGTGTATTGCGTTGCTCATACAGTCCTCGCTTCTTGGTTAACCTTGTCCTGATCGATTTCATCGGCCAGCTCGTCCAGCTGTTCAACAATCGACCTCTTGGCCTTCTCGCTCAGAAACCCGCTGTCTTTCAGCTTTGATGCAAAGACAGCAAGAACTTGGGAGAAGTCGTTGTGCCTCGGCATGTGCATGTCACGGATTGCGTTGCAAGCGCCGTTTACAGTGGTGTGAGGGGTTCCGAGGTTCATCGGGTTGCCCTTGCGCCAATCGCGGGCTATTGCGGCGGCTTCAGACTGGTTGAGGGCGTTCATGGCTCAGGCCTCAACGAATTCACCGCTGGCGCTCAGCTTGTAGTACGTGTCGGCCTTGACGCCGTCACGGCCCACAATCGCAGCCTTGGCGTGGACAATCTTGCGGTCGCCATCGCGGAACACCAGGAACAAGGCGCAGCCCTCTTTGCCGCGTGCCTTGCCGTAGTAGCCGCTGGCCGTGGCAGCACCGTAGTAGCCGCTGGCCGTGGCAGCACCGTAGTTGCCGCTGGCCGTGGCAGCACCGGAGTCGCCGCTGGCCGTGGCAGCACCGGAGTTGCCGCTGGCCGTGGCAGCACCGTAGTAGCCGCTGGCCGTGGCAGCACCGGAGTCGCCGCTGGCCGTGGCAGCACCGTAGTAGTCGCTGGCCGTGGCAGCACCGTAGTTGCCGCTGGCCGTGGCAGCACCGGAGTAGCCGCTGGCCGTGGCAGCACCGTAGTAGCCGCTGGCCGTGGCAGCACCGGAGTAGCCGCTGGCCGTGGCAGCACCGTAGTTGCCGCTGGCCGTGGCAGCACCGGAGTTGCCGCTGGCCGTGGCAGC